TCATCCCCGTTCGCCCCGTGATCGCCGACCCCGGCCGCCGTTCTCCACGACACCCGCTGCGGAACTGGTATTGCCCTCAATGGTGTAAACCCGGCCTCCAGCCACCTTCTCTACGATGCCGGTATGATACATGGTCTTGCCGCCGTCATTTGTGAAGAAGATCTGGTCGCCAGGCTGTGGGCCGCTGGTGTGAAACTGGCCCTTCTGCTTGTAGTAGTTGGCGGAGCCTGAACACCCGGCTCCCACACCTTTCTTAGCCTGACAGAGCAGCTTCAGGCCCAGCTCCAGGCCGAAGGTCTGGATGAAGCACCAGTCGGTGAAGACGTCACACCAGGCATAGCCATTCTTCTTGCCGTTGTAGACCACGCCCAAGGCATCCAGGTCACGAGCGTACTTGTTCCAGTTCCCGTCCCCAGCGTTGGCCGTCTTGTCATCGAGCTGGGCGTTGGTATCCTTCTCGATGTAGCCAATCTCAGCCCTGGCAGTGGCCAGCAGTCTCTCAACCGGCCTCATGGCCATCATCCTCCCCCACAACGACACCCTGCTCGATGGCGATCAAGCCATTGTTTGTCAGATCATGTACGGCGGCCTCAATCAGCGCATCCAGCTTTTCAGCATCAACGGTAATGCCATGCTCCTGGAGCCAGTTCAGCACATAGGCTTTCTTCTCCTCGCCCCTGCCGGAGCCGGTGTAGATCTGCTCGGCAGCGGTGACGGCGATCTTCACCCAGGCATTGATCTCAGCCTGCTGGGAGGCCGTGGTCTTGCTCTTGATATAGGGGATAACAATGGCGGTGATGATGGCCGCCAGCAGTGCAAAGACGGCCTCAATAATCACGGTGATGTCAAACATAGTGTAATCCTCCTCGAATAAAATAGGTTCTCAAATGCGATTTAAAGGGACAAAAAAGCCCGCCCAAAGGAGCGGCAGGAACCTCCTTTGGGCGGATATTCAGCAGGGCATAGGCCCCACCCCCTTTCCGTAGGCAATATAAAAAGGCCGCTCCATGAGCAGCCTTTTTCATATCACTTCGCGCCGATCAGATTGGCGATATGCCGCAAATCCTCCACCGGCGCATTGAAAAACTCATAGTTCCAGAGCCAGAAATCCTCATGCTCCGGCCTTCTGTACTTTTGGCACAGCGGATCGCCCCACACGCAGTCCCAACGGCGCTGACAATCATCTCGCTCATTCTTAGGGCGCAGACGGGCAATAATAGACTCCAGCAAGACTCCCCGCTCCTGGCCCTTTCCATCATCATCCTGGGTGAAATAATCGAAAGCAATCTGGCTGGTGACAGTGCAGAGCGGCTGCTCTCCCAGGTAGATAAAGCCCTCCTGCGCCGTCAAATGAGTGCCCCACGGGATATTTATCGGGATACCGAAGGCACTGAAGCGGGCGCGTTTCCTTGCAATATAACTGCTGTGTTCTACCACACTTATTCCTCCTGCTCCGTCCATCCATACACACCGGGTTCCCACACATTATTATCCACGCTGCTGATCCAGTGCTTCCCATTGTGACTTACCTTCGCTCCCGAACTATAAGCGTCATGTGCGCCCACAGGCTGGCTCCAGGCTGGCCATTCCTCTGCGGGATCGGATGTGCCTGCCCACAAGCTGGAAGCTGTGTCTGGTGTCCATTCAGCCTGTGAGGTATGATCCTGAACACACTTATAAAGCGCACCATTATACCTCCTGATCTGTCCCACCTTGTAGGCCACCGGGTAGGCCCACTCTGCAAACAGATCAGCGTGTTCAGCCGCTGTAGCATCATCGATACTTCCTGCCTCAGCAAGCGTCACAAACACAATACCATTCGTTTCCTTAGCTTTGGTGATCTCACTACCCGCATCAACTTCCTCCAACATAATGGTGGATACCCCTTCCAGAGCCTCTCGCCCCAGCAAGTGATAAACCTTTCCGTCAAAGGCAATGCCCGAAGCCTCCGGCTCCGGGCAAAGAACGAAGCAGCCATTATCATGCTGCTTAATATAGGTGAGGAACTCGGTCAAGCCGATGGTTGTTCCATCCTTTATGATTTTATACATTTTGCACCTCCAAAAAAGATCGCATGATAAAGCCGCCGCAAGCGGAGCAGCCGTCCGTGGTCGTTGAAGTTGCGGTAATATGCGCTCTGGCACTCCATGTACTGCTCCACCTCTGAAAAGGGCCGCTTCCCAGCCATAAATTCCTGGTGAAACAGCTTCAGCTTTCGTCTGGCTCGTTTGATCCCGTCCCGGCTGCCATTGACCTTAACCTTGCCAGTCTCCGTCAGTGTAAACCGGGCCTTGCACCAGCGGAAAGACTTTGTCAGGGGGATGATCTTGCACTTACGCTTGTTCACCCGGATCCCCATAGTCTCAAACCGCCGCACCATCTCCCGGATCACAGCTTTCAGCTGCTCCACATCGGGCATGATGATGTAATAGTCATCCATGTAGTGCCCGGCGCAGTGGACACCCACCTGACACTTCAGCCAATTATCCACGGCGCTTGGGAGGGCCACCATCTCCTGCTGGGATGGCTCAACGCCCAGCGGCATCCCCCGGCCCGGCTGCCGGGTTGTCTTTCCCGCCGGCCCCTTTCCCAGGATGAACCTGTAAGCCGCCTTGAAGGACGTGGCACGCGTACACCGCGTGCCTCACTCCATCGTGAACTATATTACCGCCATGATAGATGACGGCACGGACTGGACAGGACTGTTCAGACAGGCTGCCTCCAACAGAAAACTTCGGGACTTTATCCAGACCTATCCGCTGGTCATCGAGGACGTGCAAGGATTGCTCGGACAGCCCAAAGCGGCCTCCATACACGCCTCGGCCATCGTTGTCACACCGGACACGCGGGACGGCAGGCCCGCCGAATGCTTCGATTTCCTGCCGGTCCGCAAGATGGACGGGGCACTGGTATCGGAGTTCGACGGCTATTCGGTCGATGAGATCGGATTGTTGAAGGAGGATGTGCTGGCGACAAAGGAACTTGCCAAACTGAGTGCCGTCATCGCGTTGGTCAACCGGAATTTCGGGCAGGAACTCACCATCGGGCGTATCACGCAGGATATGCTGGAAGACGGGAAGACCTACCGGCTGCTCTCGGACGGTAACACGCAGAATGTGTTCCAGTTCTCTTCACCGGGCATTACCCGGTTTATCCAGGATGTACAGCCGGAGTGTATCGAGGACCTGATCGCCGTCAATGCCCTGTACCGCCCCGCCACGCTCGACATCGGCGCCACCGATGATTATGTCCGTTTCAGGCGTGGCGAGGTGGCCCCGGTCTATAACTACGGCTGTTATGAAGCGACGAAGAACACTTTCGGAATCATGGTCTACCAGGAGCAGTTCATGTCCGTCGCCCATACGCTCGGGGGATTCGACCTCGGGAAGACCGACCTCCTGCGCAAGGCCATAGGAAAGAAGAAAGCCGACCTGATGGCCACGCTGAAGGCGGATTTCATTGCCGGAGCCGTCGGGAACGGATGCCCGGACTATGAGGCGGAGGAAATCTGGCACAAGATAGAGGTGGCCGGGAAATATTCGTTCAACCGCTCCCATGCCGCGGCATACGCCCTTACAGCCTATTGCGGGGCATGGCTCAAGGCCAATTACCCGTCGGCGTTCTATACCGTGGCATTGCAATGGGCGGACGACAAGGAGATTCCTTCGCTGATGGCGGAGATGGAACGCTGCTCGCCGGCCAAGATCGTGCCGCCGGACATCAACCGCTCCGGGACGGAGTTCTTCACCGACTATGCCACCGATGAAATCTTCTGGTCGCTTACCCGAATCAAGCAGGTCGGCCTCAGGACAGTGGAATACATCGTCACGGAACGCGACCGGGGCGGGGCATATACGGGTATCGAGAACTTCATCCACCGCATATTCCGTTACAAGCTCAAGAAATACAGTTACTGGGACGATCCCGACAACGCGGAAGAGGCCGTGAAAGTCCCCGTGAACGCCCGGCATGTCAAGCACATGATCCTTGCCGGATGCTTCGACCGCATCGAAAAAGTCGGGGCGGTTACCGAACGCTGCGCGCTGCTCGAACGCGCCGCACGTGAACTGGGATTCTCCCTTTCCGAAAAGGACTTCCCGCAGGACATGCGCGGGCGGCATTTCTTCTGGTCGCAGCAGCAGATTGCCGTGTCGGGTATCGGCAGCATCGACTACCGCCGCATCTTCGACAATTCGGAAGCCAGCGGGCAGGTCAAGGGAAAAGCCTCCTACCTGACCCTGGACGAGGTGGCACGGGACGAGAATGACGGCAGGCGTGCGGCTGTCTGCGCCACGGTGGTGGATGTAGCCGAGCATACCTACAAGGACAGGGAGACGGGAAGCCGGAAGCGTTTCGCCAGGCTGACACTCTCCCAGAACAACCGCCTGGCGGAGTGCGTGTGCTGGAACGACTATTACATGGAGCACCGCACCGAGATCCAGTCGCTTAAGGACCGGGTGGTCATCCTCACGGCCGTCATCCGTTACAGCGACTACAACGGCTGCAATACATTGCAGACCTATAAGAACTCATTGTTATTCATCCAATCCTGAGAAGATATGGCACCACAGACTGAACAGAAAATATATGTAGGCATCGGGCTGGATTTCGAGACCGGAGGGCTGGACTGCCGTGAATGCGCCTGCACGCAGATCGCCCTGCAGGCCGTCCGTTTCGACACATGGCAGGTATTCGACCGCTACCAGGCGTATATCGCCCCCTACGGGAAACAGGACGCGGGACTTCCCCGGCGCAAGGTGTTGCGTACCCGCCATGAGCAGGCGAAAGGACAGGAATATGTCCCGATGAAGTACGAACAGGCGGCATTGGACTATTCCGCCATTACCATGGAGATGCTGCGCACGCAGGGTATGGACATGAAGAAGGTGGCCGGAGAAGTCATCGCCTTCGCCAAACGCGCCACCCTCTCGAAGGGCAACCAGTGCAAGCCCGTGCTGGTCGGACAGAACATCGCCTTCGACATCGGATTCCTGCAACAGCTGGTGAACTATGCCGGACTGGCCGCCGAGTTTGAAAAGACCTTTTCCGGGAGCAGGGACTATTACGGCAACTTCCAGCCGCACTACATCGACACGCTTGCCTTGGGGCGGCTGGCTTTTGCCGCCGATCCGGAGGTCACCTCGTACAAACTGGAACTGGTAGCCTCAAGGTTGGGCGTGGAACTGGACGATGCCCACGATGCGGCTGCCGACGTGACGGCCACGCTCGACATCCTGGGGGTCTATACCTCCCGTCTGCGCCAGACGGAAGGGACGGCAACCGCCATGCAGAAGAAAGAGAAAACCCGTAAATATTTCAAGATATGAGTATGGACACGAATAAGGAAGCCCCAGGCATTGACCGGGAACGGATTCCCGAGACCATCACATTCCGCACGGCGGACCGGATGACCTACGGGGCGCTGGGCTATGACGGGAACGAACTGATGGCGTTCATATCGGGCTACGACCTGGAAATCAAGTTCAACCTGCGGCTCATCAACTCGCTGGCGGACGCGGAGGCGTGTGCCGATGCGTTGGCCCAGGTATTCTATGACGCATTAATGGAACAATTGTTATGCAACGAAAAGGCGGGTTTTGTAAAACCTCCGGGACACAAACCCGCTACTCTTTCAGAAAAGGAAGGAAGAAACGATGTCAGACAAGATAGCGAACACGCAGGATAGGCCGGAAGAGAAACCGCTCACGGAGCAGGAGCTGCAATTCTGCAACCTCTATGTGAACGGCGGGCTGGAGTATGCCGGACGGCCGAAAAAATGCTTTGTGGAGGTATTCGGTGAGGATACGGTGAAGAATCCGTACGCTTCGGCCAATTACCTGATGAACAAACCGCATGTGCTGGCGCATATCAAGGCGCTGCTCTCCTCGGAACGGTTCGAGATGGAGACGATGGCCGTGAAGCTGCAGGTGGCCGAGACCCTCAAGGCCGTCATGGACGAGACGGCCACTTCGGACTATACCGACCGTTTCGGAGTGCCGCTTTCCCCTGCGCCGCTCAGGGCCGTGTCGGTCAATGCCGCCAAGGCGCTGATGGATATCTTCCCCATCAGGCACAAGGAGGAGAACCGCCTGCGCATCGAGGGCAGTGACGGCAATGTCATCTTCAATGTGATCGTACCCCAAAACCCTATGACAGATGGTGAAAAGGAAACATAAAGTCACCAGGGAAGAAATTGCCTGGTGGATATATCTGGTGATAATGGTCGCGCTGGTCATCTACGGATTCCGGGACAGCGCGGCGGCTGAGGTTCTGATAAGGGCCATCAGGGAGGCATTCTCACTTTTAATGGAATAATGATATGGAACAATTCAAGGAATTTGTAGTGAAGTACTTCAAGATTATCGTCGTGGTACTTTCGTTCTCGCTGACACTGTACATACAGCATGTGAACAACACGGCCCAGATTGCAGAACTGGAGACCAAATGTATCGGTTTGGAAGTGGAAATCAAGAACCAGTATGACCGCATCAACGCCATGAAGCTGGACAAGTCCGTGTTCGAGGCGACCATGATGCAGCTCAACACGGTGCAGAATGACCTGCACGAGATCCGGGCCGACATCCGGGAGCTGCTGAAATGCCAGAACCTGCATAAATAACCCGATTTTTAAACTGCCGGTTATGACAAAGAATACTTATGTGAAAATCATCGCTTCTCCGGAACTTTCCCGCATGAAGCTTGGCGGACTGGCCGGCCGGAGAGGGCTGGTCGTGGAGGACCTGTCCGGTGAAGACAGGAAAAACAAGGGCGGGCTGGTTCTGTTGGAAGAGGCCTACATGGATGAGTTTGTCTGGTTCATTCCCGAAAAATCCGTGACATATGAATAGGCTGGACAAAACACTTCTGATAACCGTGCTGCTGCTCGGCGGCATCCTCTGGTTGCAGCACCGGTGGACAATACGCCTCACGGAAGAACGCGACCGTTTCCGCATGAACAGCACAGCCCTGCTTTCCGATGTGAAGCGGATGCGGACCGATTCAGCGACGATGGCCCTCGATGCCAAGGCACTGCGGCTGACCATAGACGAGTATGAGGAGTTCCGTGCCGAGGATGCCGAAACCATCAGGCGGCTCGGCGTGAAAATCAGGAATCTCGAAGCGGCGGCCCGGCATGAGGTCGAGGTGAAAGCACCGATAGACGCCGCCGTCCGCGACACGCTCATTGTCCGTGATACCGTCCCGCTACTGCGGCAGAAAGTGGAGATGGTCACGCCGCATATACATTTTAGCGGACTGATTGAAGAGAACCGTCTCAAAGGTGACATAAAGATACCCGTGACGCTTAACCAGGCTGTATGGGTGGAATACAAGGGATGGTGGTTCTGGAAGAGGGTCAAAGCTATCCGTCAGACCATATCCAGCAACAACCCGTATGTGGAAATCAGGTATTCGGAATATATAAAGATAGACAAAAAATGATGGTGGACTGCAAGCGTTGGATAGGGTGTGTTGATTGAAGCGACATTTACTCCGGACCGGGATGTATCTCAAATGATGGTTTCAGATACATCCCGGTCCGGAATATTTTAGCCCGTTGCCTGATATGGCCATTTATAACGGGCACGAGTGGGCCTGGTCCAGAACAGTAGTTTGGAAAACCATCCAATCCACAGATTTGACATCCGCCAGACCCATTGTGCCGGTAAATCCTGCCATCTGTACAGCTATACGGTTGTTTCCGGCAGCCTGCGCCGAACAGGAAACATTGCAACAATTCTGCATTACCGATGACTTATCCGGCCATGTCCGGATATTAAATGAAGATTGGCGGGACCGGCTTTCCGTTTCATCAAGCGCACCATTTCTATATCTTTCCATTCCATAACAGGTAGAGGCATGCAGTGCGCGCACCTCTTCCGTTCCGTGCAATAATGACATTCTTTCATGTCTCCGCCATATCGAAGTAAAGAAATGTTAAGCAAGGTGGATTTTCTCTCATTTTACGATTGAGAAACATTATTATAGTAATATTTTTCCGGACTACATCCTTGCCAGACTGTTTGCCATATTCTTTAATGACAGAATATCAATCATTGAAAATTAAGTAATATGGCAACAGTAAAAGTTAAATTCCGGGCCTCTTCCGTCGAGATGAAGGAAGGCTCGCTCTACTATCAAGTGATTCACAACCGTCTGGTAAGACAATTGCATACCGGCTACAGGCTTTTTCCTTCGGAATGGGATGCCGGCATTTCCGAGGTCGTGGTGGCTTCCGGCACAGAAGAGGGACGCAGGAATTACCTGCTCTCCATGAAGACCGCCATAGCAGACGACCTGTCCCGGCTCCGGAGCGTCATCGCACGGCTCGAACGTTCCGACACGGGATATACCGCCGACAAGGTGGTGGAAGTGTTCTCCTCTCCGGCCGACTGTGGCGGTTTCCTTTCCTTTGCACGACAACTCATACAGGAACTGAAAAAGATAGGCAAAAGGCGCACGGCCGAAACATATACGACCGCCTTGAACAGTTTTTTGCGTTTCCGGGGCGAACGGGACCTGCTGTTCGAGGAAGTGGACTCCAACCTGATGGTGGAATACGAGACCTTTCTGAAAGGCATCAATGTCTGCCCGAACTCCTCCTCTTTTTACATGCGCAACCTGCGCGCCATCTATAACCGTGCGGTGGAAAGGGAACTGACCGTGCAGCGCTATCCCTTCAAACATGTCTATACGGGCGTGGACAAAACAGTGAAACGTGCCGTCCCGCTGAAAGTAATCCGCCGGATACGGGATCTGGACCTGACGCTCAGTCCTGTGCTGGATTATGCGAGAGATCTGTTCATGTTTTCATTCTACACCCGGGGAATGGCATTTGTGGATATGGCTTACCTGAAAAAGAAGGATTTGCAGAACGGAGTTCTGGTCTATCGCCGCCAGAAGACGGGACAGCAGCTTTTTATCAAGTGGGAGAAACCCATGCAGGAGATTGTCGGCAAGTACGATACGTCCGCGACTCCTTATCTGCTGCCGATCATCCGGGATATGGATACGGATGCCCGAAAGCAATACAAGAACGCCGCCCATCTTGTCAATGACAAACTGAAAAAAATAGGCCGGCAGTTAGGGCTTGCCATACCGCTGACAAGCTATGTCGCGCGCCACGCCTGGGCTTCCATCGCAAAGAGCAAGAACATTCCGATTTCCACCATCAGCGAAGCGATGGGACACGATTCGGAGAATACCACGCGTATCTACCTTGCCTCATTAGACACATCGGTCGTGGACAAGGCCAACAGCCTTATTCTAAAATCACTGTAA